CGCTGCCGATTGACCACCCCACCCACCGCGTTATCGACGGTTACCGACGTGGCACCATCCGGGCGGATCTGCCGCAATGTGACAGTCTCGCCGTTGTCCCAGAGGGTGTAGTCGCCGCCGATGTTCAACGTCATGTCGTGGCCTCGCCCAACTCCTCAAATGGACCGGTGGCCGCCGAGAGAAGCGTATTCAGTTGGCCAATCTGCCCGAGGATCGCCGTCCGATAGCCGTTCCAATCCACGTTCTGGCCGTCGATGTTGTAAGAGGGCTTCGGATTGGCCGACTCGGTGGCGAGTGCCGAGAGTAGGTTAGATCGGATCGTCGCGATCTGGTCGGCGTCGCTCGGCACTACAGCACCTGCTTAGCGGGGGGGGCCTCGATCTCCAGTTGCTTTGCTGCGAGAGTCCGACCGCCCCGACCGCCCGCACTGTTGAACGCCCTAACGGCATCCTCCAGCGTGTCAGCCTGCACCTCGAACCAATCGCCGCCAGCACGGGGACGCAATCGCCACCCGCTCACCAGCCGCGTCTGGACAGGAGCCACGCTCTCCACGCTCTCCACCGTCTCCACACTCTCGGGGGCCGTCGCATCAGATTTCTTCGCCACGTGAACACCTCAGAAAGAAAAAACCCACGCCGGTTTTGGGCCGACGTGGGCAGAGTCAATCGGCCTGATCGTCAGCCGGTTTAGGCAGTACACTTCACCATGTAACGCGGGTCCATCGTCGCGTAGGCACCGCGCTCGCTGGCCTTAAACTGCATGACGATGTCGGAGTTGAATTCGGCCTCGTTGTTGGCGGGGGCCTGAACCACCGTCAGAGGCCAGTTCTCCATGTATCGGAACGCCTTGGTCAGATCGCCGAGATACCAGGTGGTATCGGTGGCCATCCGGCTCGCAAGGAAGTTGGTCGAAACGATCGTGTAGCCCTGAATCGGGTTACCGGTCTTCGTCTCCGTCGGGTTGCCGGTGGTGGCATATCCGGGGGTGGTCACGGTGATTTCCGTGGCACTGACGATCCGCCGCGCCGTGTACAGATTCTGCCGAGTCACAATCAAGTGCTTCGGCTGAATCAAGATCGGCAGACCGGTTTCCGGATCGAGCATCCCAGAAAACAACCGTTCGGCGTTGTCCACATCAGTCCAATCCACCAACGCATTCGACGCCTCCAGATTGTCCCAATTGTGGGTGCCGGAGTTGTCGCCGTAGGTGGCGATCGTGTTGTCCCTGTAGCGGTAGCGATGATCGGTCGTGTTCTCGTCGACGATGCAATCAATCGCCCGCAATTCCTTGCTGGTGGCGAGTGACTCGCCGACCTCACGACACCGATCTTCCAGCACGCCGGTCCGATCGAAGAAAATCGCTTCCTTCGTCACGCCGACGATCAGCCCCCGCTTTGTGGTCACAGGGGTATCGATGTAGGTCTGGCTGACGCCGGCCCGGGGATAGGGCCGCCCTTCCTCGACCACCAGTGCCTCATCGCCGATCTTCGAAATCCCCGGGATACGCTCGCCGCTGAACTGCGTGGAGCGTGCTGGAATCAGGCCCGAGAACACATAGGCTTCCTGCTCGTAAGCCTGCATGATCTCATTGTACAGCACCTGCCCGCTGATCTTCGCGAACTGGCTGCTCGCGACCAGACTGGCGGTTTCCCGCAGTTCGCTGCTGCCATTGCTCCGCGGATCGTACAGGTTGACCATCTCGCGGCCGTCCGGCACAAAGTGCTCGAACAGTTGCCGCAGGCTGAAGTCACTGAACTTCAACGCCCCGCTCTTCAGTCCCTCGGAGAAATCCGAGTTGAATTTCTCCACGTCTCCATCACGCTGGGCCGCTTCGAACAGCCGCCGCAACTTCTTCACGTCAACCATTTTTTTGGCTCCTGTTCTTAGCGTTCTTGGGTGCAGACCACATAGTCCACATTCAGGGTTTCAAGATTGGTTCCACCGTTCTTCACGCCCAACACCACCTGCATCTCGGTGGCCGAGGTGAAGATGTAGTCATGCTGGGCCACGGCCACGCCATCGACGAAGAAGGTGACATAGGCATTGGTGGACGAATACGGCATGTACTCGATTTTCAACGTCTGGTATGCCGCCCCGCCCGCAGTCACGGCACGCTTCGCAAGATTGTTCGCGTTGCTGGCTGACAGCTCGGTCGTGATCTGCGTGGTGGAGTTGCTGGTCTCAGCAATCCAGACAGTTCCGCCGTCAATCTTGTGGAGGTTGGCACCGCTGTATGAGGAAGGGGGGCCCCCTCCGTTGTCCACCAGAGAATTCGCCCCAACAGCGTCCATCACACCGACGAGGATATTCGCGTCGTCCGTGTTGGCCTCAGTGAACTGGATGCGGGCCTCGAACAGAAGGGGCTTGTTCGCCGTGAACTTGAACACCTCATTCGCCGACTCAACATAGGCTTCATCGTTGTCGGCCACGGTGCCATCGCTCGGCACAATGGCCAAGATCCCGCCCGCCGCATCCCCCACGCTGGCGGTCCCTGTGTCGGTCAACGTGGTGACCCAATCGGCTGAGTCCACATCCCGGATGAAGTCGTCTTCGATCGTGAATTGCCGCCGCTTGGTCAGCAAGTCCGGCAGTCCGTCAGTTCTCGCAGCCATGTATGGTGCTCCTTAGTTGGCACGAATGGCAGCGATAAACTGCCGGGTATCAGTCGGGTATTTCGTCGCATTCGCCGCAGGAGGGGAAGCCGCTGGACGCGATCCACGCTGTCCCGCAGGCCACGATTCCAGCAATGCCGCCCGCTTGTCCGCAGGGACAGCCTGCAACGCCGCCAGCCGCTCGGGGGTCACGTCTCGGCCAGCCGATTCCAGCAGCTTCCGGGCGTCGTGCTCAGCCTTGATGGAGCTCACAGATTCCACAAGGGAATCCAACTTGCCCATGATCTGGGCCACGCTCTCGGCCATCTTCTTCACCTCTTCGCCCGCCATCTCTTCCATCTCGCCCTCTGGGGCAGCGGGAGCGGAGGGGGCTTCGGCAGTCAGCATCTCTTGCGCCTTGAGGATCGCCGCGATCTTCTTCATCTTCTCGCCTCGATCCGCACCAGAGGCAAGCACCTCTGACACCATCGCCGAAAAGTAGTCGCTCTCGTTCTCTTTCATCGGCTTGTCGGCGTACTCGCCCATGCCTTCGGCCGCAAGCACCTTCTCTTCGCCCGCCATCTCGGCGGCTTCTCGAATCGTCATACGCTTCCCCTCGCTCTCAAAAAGCCCCGCGTTTGTGGCAGGGGTCTGAACCAGATCCACGGAATAGACTTTGTCCACCGACTCCACCACGACTGAAGCCCCGTCCATCCGCACGGCACCCTCTGCGTGATGCGAGAGACCGAGGCGATTGGGATTGCGTTCCGCCGCCTCTGCCACGACGTCCGCCTGAGGGTGGCTCTTGAGAAAGTGTAGATCCCCATAGACGCCGTCCGGCATCTGGCGGACATTGCGAATCCACCCGAACGCATCCGAGACGGGTCTGTCCTTGCCCTCGCCGCGTGGGTGGTCGATGTTGACCGGGGCACCCTCGTACAGGCGGGCCGCTTGCTCCATCGCCTTGGGGGAGTACGTCCGCCCGTTGCGAGAAGTCGGCCCGAGAATCCGCACACCCTCGATCAAGCCGGAATCCCTGTCGATCCGGCTGGGGGCAATCGCTGTCTGTTCGCGGAGGTGTCGTCTCATGTCTCCCGATTATGGATGCGGGAGACGATCGAACAAGGGCAATCGGGGGCTTCGTACAAAAGACAGACCTGCGGCTAAATTTAGCCTAAGGTCGCCCCGTTGCGTTTTGTGCCTGAAAACAAGGCTAGAATCGCTCGAGTGTTGCTTTGGGCTCGGCTTGCGTCTTCAGATAGCACCGGCAGTTTGGGTGCGCCGGCGGGCCACCATTCGCAATCACTTCATCCTGTGCCCGACTGCCGCCAGGTGCCAATGCGTTCTCCAGCACCAGCCCCCACAAGTCCGGTACCTTGTTGTGTAGCGGTCGACAGAGTGGGCAGACCCGATCGTCCCTCTCGGTAATCCACCGAGTGATCATGTTGAACCCTGCCCGCTCCAGTGGAATCCGTGCGGCATTCGTCCCGCGTGTCTGGGCCTGTGTGGTCAGGGTCGCAGCGGTCACTGCGTCACGGTCTGGCCCGAGGGCTCGCGACAGCACCGCCTCAACGTCTGCCGCTGTGCCTGTCGCCAGCACCTCGCCCGAAGCTGTGACGATGTCCCGGGCTGTGCTGATCGACGATGCCGCCGAGTCTGCTGCCATTGCTCCGGCCTGTAGCAGTGCCTGCCGGTTGACTTCGAGGGCTGTCGAGTCGTCCACGGCACCGGGAAGCATCTCATCGGCATGCTGTGCAAAGGTCGCGAGAAACACCGCCAAGAGGATCAACGTGAGTTCCTTCCGCCGCTCATCCTCCCATCGCTGCCAATCTGCCGCAGACACCCGCGACGGATCGGGCGGGGTGCCCAGCAGTTCCCGCAGTTCCCTCCGCTGCCGTGCTGTCAGTCGCGACAGTCTCCGGGCAAAGTCCCGCTCCACGCCCATTCGGTCGTTCAGTTCACTCACTGGGAATCTCGCTAATCTCTGCCAGGATGCCGCCACTAGGCGTTTGAATGGCCTTCGTTACCTTGAACTTCGTGCCGCGAGGATACAACACCTCAGCCTCTGTGCGACCCTGCATTGATACGCCTGTAATATCAACGCCGCTTTTACCGTTTACGACCATGATTACATTGCCTTTGTAGGTGTCCTTGCTCTTGAATGCTTCCGCCTCTCCAGACATTGCTTTGGCTCGTGTCGAGATATAGGCATCGTCAGTGAATGTTCCTCCGGT